CCGCCGCGCAGAATGGTGCGAAGCCGGGCAGTCGTGTCCGAATCGGCGTGAAAGCGCCCGATGCCGGCCGATGACGACGGCTAACCCGCATGCCGGACGCAATGCCGCGCGCTGGGCGGCCGGCTGGGACGATCGCAACGTGGCATTGACGCCGGCGTACATTCTCGATCCGGTGCGCGCCGCGATGGGCGGCAGGATCGGTCTCGACCCTTGCACCGAGCCGGACAACCCGACCCGCGCCGAGACGTTCTACGCGCTGCCCGACAATGGGTTAGCGCATCGCTGGGACAGCGGGCCGATATGGTGCAACCCGCCGTGGGGAGACTCCGCTGCGCCATGGATCGCGCGTTGCATCGAAGCCGGGCAGGCCGGCGTCGACGTTGTGCTGCTGGTCCCGGCGCACACCGACACCGACCGCGTGCAGGCCGTGCTGCGCGGCGCCGATGCCGTAACCCTGATTGCCGGCCGGATGGTATTCGGTAGACGTCCGGGCGGCCGCCCGTTCACGATGCGCGGCGGCGCCATGCTGGCGACGTGGGGAGTCGACCTATCCGGCGCCGGGCTGGGCGTAACGCTGCATGCCTTAACAAACCGACCGACCGCAGGACGTCGGGTCCGATCACCGCCGCCGCGGCACACCATCCGCCGAAACGCTGGCGGTACTGGCCGACTACCGGGCCGCGCTACGGGTCGAACTGACGACGGCCGTGGCCGAACTGCGCGAGTTGACCGGGTCGGCCGACCTTGACCGCCGCACGGCGCTTATCGGCCTTGCCGTCAAGGTCGCTCGCGAACTGGCGACCGGGTCCGACCCGGACGTGCGCCGCGCATCCGTCGCGCATGACGCGACCCGCGGCAAGGCGCCGAAGATGACGCGCCGCGATCGCGCATCGCTGGCGTGATCTGGCCGTTGTACGTCGCCGTCGTATGGGCGGCGCTGATCGTCGTCGTGCTGCTCGGGATCGCGCTGCTGCGCGGTTGGCTTGAGCGGCGTTGACCCGCCGGCGCGTACCGCCGCCGCGCTGGGAGACGCCGCTACCGGCCGGCGTGGCGGGCTCGTGGGGATACCTTGTCATCGAGTACGCGCGCGACGTGCTCGGCATCGAGTTGGACCGATGGCAGAAACGGGCGCTGGTCCGGGCGCTGGTGGTCGACGTCCGGCAACGCTTGCTGCACCGCGAGTACCTTGTGTCGACCGCGCGCCAGAACGGCAAGACCGCCATCGTGCGCGCGCTGATCGGCTGGGCGCTGACGACGATCAACGGTCCGTCATGGTCACTGCTGTACGGGCTGGCGCACACCCGGGCGCAGGCGCGCATCCCATACACCGCCGTCATGGCCGATCTGGCGCCGCTGCAACGGCGGCTGGGCCACGAGTCGCGCGGCGGGCTGGCGCTGACCCGCTATCTGGGCATCCGCTCTGCCATCGGCGGATGGCCGCGCGAGTACCACGTGGCAAGCCGCGACGCGCGCGACGCGATCCGCGGCTACAGCATCGACGTCGGAATCTTCGACGAAGTCAGAACGCAGCGCGACGAAGACACCTACGCCGGCCTCAAGCCGACGATGAGCGCGCGGCCTGAACCGCTGCTGTTCGAGATCAGCACCGCCGGCGACGATCGGTCGATCCTGCTGCGCCGGCTCTGGGAGCGCGGCCGGCGCATCATCGACGGGCAGGAACCGGCCGAAGGCTTCGGCATGACGTGGTACGCGGCCGACGAGACCGACGCGCCCGACGATCCGCGCGCGTGGTCGAAGGCGTCGCCGGCCATGGCCGAAGGTCGCATCGACGGCGCCGTGGTGCGTGACGAGCTCGCCGCCTTGACCGCGGCCACCTTCCGGCAGGAACGGCTGAACCTATGGAGCGACGCCGCTGACGAGTGGCTGCCGCTGGGTGTCTGGTCGCGCGCGGTCGGTGCGCCGCCGCTGGAGCGCGGCGACCGCGTCGTGCTGGGCGTCGAAGCGGACCCGTCGTGGCAGCGCGCCAGCGTGGCCGTGGCGGTGGCGTCCGATGATGCGACGTTCTGCGGCATCGCCGCCGACCTTGCCGCCGCGCCGGGCGAGACGGTCGGGCCCGGTGAACTGGTCGCCGCGCTGGCCGATGCAGTGCGCGCGTGGGCGCCGGCGCTGATCACGTATGCCAAGGGCTCGGCCACCGCGCGGCATGTCGAAGCATGGGCGGCCGATGCCGACGTCGACACGCTGGCGCTGGGACCGGCCGAGATGCGCGCCGCGTCGGAGTTATTCCGCGCCGAACTGATCGGCGGCCGGCTGACGCATGCCGACGACCCGCTGCTATCGGTGCAGGCACGTCGTGCGCGCCCTTCCGCGGCACTTGCATCGGGCGCGTGGTACTTCTCCGTCCGTGAGAGTTCCGGGCCCATTGACGGGCTGCGCAGCGCGGCGTGGGCCGCCTACGGCGCACTGGCACCGGAGGCGGCCGGGCCGCAGGCGGCGATTTTCTAGTCGAGCGCCGCGCCGCATACGTTGCAGATTCGCGGGTCTTCGCCGCCGTGGCTGGGATGCTGGCAGGCATCGAGCGCCGCATCGAGCGCCACCCGTGCCGCCCGCGAGTCGGCTAGCGTCTGTTCGACGTAGGCCGTGTGGGCGGCCTGCTCGGCCGCTGCGCGCTGGCGTGGGAGATCGGCGCACACCGGGCAGCCGAGCCGCGTGACGGTGTGCTTGTCGGCGACGTGCTCGCGCACTAGTTCTAGTTCAGTCATCGAGTGGCTTCCTTGTCGATCTTGTCGAGCGCGTACGAAATGTCGCGCGCGTTGTCCAATAGGTCGGACAGTTGTCGGTACTGTCGGCTGGAGCGCTTGAGGCCAGTTCGCGCCTCGTCAATACGGATGCGTAGCATTTGCTCTGCGGTTCGCACTGCCGCAAGGGCTTCGGGTTCGGTGTGTGTGTTCATGCCAGTTACCATAGGCGCTAGCGTAGAGTATGTCAACGGTAGCGTAGAGTAAGATTCCTTTACACTCCACCTTTGTTGACGTTGGGCCCATACTGCGCGCGTGGGCGTGTGGGACGGTATGCGACGTTGGGTCATGGGCACGCCGTCGCCATCCGACCTAGGCGGCCAAATCCAGTACGCCGTTGACCAACGGCTGGGCCTTGCCGACTACCGCGCCATCCCGGCGGTGGCCCGCGCGCGTGAACTGATCGTGTCGTTGTCGTCCATGCTGGAGCCGGTCGCGTGGCGCAACGGCTACCCGCTACCGACCGACGAGCAACCGCGCGTTCTGGTCCGCCCGTCGCCGGAGATCACGCGCGGCGAGTACCTAGCGCAACTGGTCGGGTCCCTGTTCGACCATGGCAACGCGGCACTGTGGCAGCCGTTGACCGGACGCAACGCCGCCGGCCGGCCGGAAGTGTCGATTGTGCTGCCGTTCGACGAAGTGCACGTGTCGTGGTCGGACGATTCGCGACTGGCGCGCGTGGTGGAGTGGCAAGGCCGCCGGCTGATCGTGGGACGCGATGTGCTGCTGATCGCCATCAACCGCGCGCCGGGTGAACTGCTGGGCCGCTCACCGCTCGACCTGATCACCGCCAGCCTTGATCGCATCCTGTCCGCCGAACTGTATGCCGGCGCGTGGTTTGAGAATGGCGCCGTGCCATCGGTGGTGCTCAAGTTCGACGGCACGCTCGACGACACCGCCGCAAACGCGATCAAGGCCAAGTGGATTGAGAATCACCGTGACCATTCGCCGGCGGTGCTGCCGAAGGGCTGGGATTTGTCGCAGCCGGGCGCCGCGCCGGAGACGTCGCAACTACTCGAAACCCGCAAATGGGGAGCGCTCGAAGTGGCGCGCGGGCTGGGTATCTTCCCGCCCGAACTGCTGCTGGCCGAAGTGGGCGGCAGTTCGCTGACCTACCAGAACATTGCCGAAGCGCTGATGACCTTCCTGCGCGTCACGGTGCAACCGTTGTACTTGAGCCCGATCGAGGAATCATTGTCCGACCTATTGCCCGGCACGCAATCGACGCGATTCAGTACCGCCGAAGTGGAACGCCTGAACACCGCCGCCCGATGGACCGCGTATGAGACCGGCCTACGCGCCGGCTTCCTGACGACCGAGCAGATTGACCGCTGGGAGGGCTGGCAGCGTGACGTCCCGCCCGACATCCCCGCCGCGCTGGCGCCCACACCCGCAGCACCGGAGATTCCCGTATGACACTGCGCACTGCGACATTCGACGCAAAGATCATGGCGCGCGACGCCGCAGAGCGCGCGATCGACGTGCGCGCCGTGCCGTGGGACACCGTGTCCGAGACGCCAGACGGCCGCGAACAGTTCGCGCGCGGCGCGTTCGATATCTCCGAGCCGGAGCGCGTGACGCTGGAGGCCATCGGGCCGCATGGCGCCGAGCCCGGCGTGCGGCTGGTGGGACGTGCCAAGGCGCTGGAGGACCGCGAGGATGGGCTGTACGCCACGTTCAGCGTTTCGCGCACCCGCGACGGTGACGAGTTGCTTGAACTGGCGCGCGACGGTGTGTACCGCGGCGCGTCGGTGGTGTTCACACCGATCAAGGATCGCGCCGGTGCTGGCGGCGTGACCATCCGAGAGCGTGCCGGGCTGGCGCGTGTCGGCATCGTTGAGCGTGCGGCCTATGCCGGCGCCGAAGTTCTGGCCGTACGTAGTGAGGATGCACAACCGATGACAGACGAGCAGGCCGCGACCGCGGCCGATCCCGCAATCAGCACCGCGCGCGTTGACGTCGTGACGCGTGAGGACATGGAGGAAGTGCGCAACGACATGGTCTCGCGCATGGCCATTCTGGAGGGCGCCCGCGGCGGCGCCGGCACGCCGCACGTTCTGGCGCGCTGGGCCGGCTTGCAGGCCTACGCCGACGCGGCGTATGACGATTCGGCCGCGCAGCCGCTACTGGCGCGTGCGCTGGCCGATCAACTGACGACAGACTCCCCGGGCGTGGTGCCGCCGTCGTGGGTCCCCGAAGTGGCCGGCATCCTTGCCCGCCCGCGTCCGGCGATCAACGCGCTGGGCGTCGCGCCGCTCGGCCCGTCCGGCATGGAGCTCGACTGGCCGTACCTTGATCCGGCGCTGAACCTTGACACCATCGTTGCCAAGCAAGCCACCGAGAAGACGCAGATTGCATCGGTCAAGGTGAAAATCCTCAAGGGATCGCAGCCGATCGACACCTACGCCGGCGGCTCGGACGTGTCGTATCAGCTGATCCGCCGATCGTCGCCGCCATATCGGGAGGCGTATCTTCGGATTCTGGCCATCGCCTACGCGCGAGCCACCGAAGCCGCGTTCGAAGCGCAACTGCTGGCCGTGGCCGGATCATCGTTGGTGCTGACTGCCACGGCGACCGCCGATCAGGTGCGCGCGTTCCTGTTCGCGGCATCGTCAATCGTGGAGGACGCGACCGGTTCGCCGGCCACCGTCGACCTTGTGAGCCCGACCGAGTTCGGACGGCTGGGCGGGCTGGCCGGCCTGTATCCGGCGGCCTACGGCACGAGCAACATTCCGGGTACCGCGCAGGCGTCCACGTTGGCAATCAACGTGTCCGGCCTGCCGATCATCCGGGCGCCGTTCTTGACCGGCAATACCCACCTTGTGACCAACGGCGAAGCGGCCAGCTGGCACGAAGATGGACCGTTCCCGATCAGCGCCGAAGACGTCTCCAAGCTGGGCCAGAACGTGGCTATTTGGGGAATGGGCACCGGTGCCACGACGGCGCCCAAGGGCATCGTCAAGAGCACGCTCACCTAGTGGCCGAGTGGGTAACGGGCGCCGCGATTCTGGCCGCGCTGGGAGTCGCGACGCCCGACGCCACGGACAGCGCGTGGGCTGACGCTTGCGCGGCCGCGGTCAATGCCGGCATTGACGCGCGGATGGCGGGCGTGCCGGTGATCGACCCGCCCGACCCGGGCGCCTACCCGGAACTGACGTGGGCGGCCACCATCGCCGGCGCCGAAGCCTACAAACGGCGCGAAGCGGTGTACGGGCTGACCGGCTACGTTGATCTGGAGGGCGCCGCCATCCGCGTGGCGCGTGACTATCTGGAGGGCATCGCGCCGATCATCGCGCGCTATGCAACGGTTGGCATCGCGTGAGTCGGTTGACCGACACCCGCGACCGGCTGGCCGCCGCGCTGAATGGCGCCGGCTTGCGCACGTCGACCGGCGGACGCTTCGCGGCGCCGGCCATCCTGATCGAACCGGCCGAGCCGTGGATCGACCGCGACACGACGTCGCACCGGGTGCAGGTGCGCTGGCAGTTGTCGGCCATCGCGCGCGCCGGCGATTCTGGCGCGGCGTATGACGAACTGGCGGCGCTGATCGACGCCATCGACGCGGCGCTGTTGACCCTTGACGGCGTGTCGCTGCCAACATGGGGAGCGCCGCACGACGTGACGCTCGGCAACGTGGCACACCCGACTAGTACCGGGACCGTACTTATGTACTCGGAGGCGTAATCGTGGCCAACCCGCTTTTCATGAGGGACGTGTCCCTCAAGTTCAAAATCGTGAGCCCGCCCGGCACGTATGCCGAGTTCAACTGCGATGCGCACCTTGCCGAGATCGCAACCGAGCCGGGCGACGACGTCACGTACCAGACACTTTGTCCGACCGGATCATTCAGCAACGTCGGCCAATCGACGTACGCACTGCATATCGTGGCCGCGCAGGATTGGACGGCCACCGGGCTGGCGCTGTTCCTGTGGGACAACGAAGGCAAACTGGCGACCTTTCAGTATCAGGCGCACGGCGCCGCCACCATCCCGTCCGCCACCGCGCCGGGCATGACGGGCGAAGTGCGGCTGGTGGCACCGAACTACGGCGGTGAGGCGGCCACCTATGCCGAACTGGACGTCACCATGCCGTGCACGACGAAGCCGACGAAGGTAACGGCCGCATTCCCGGCCATCCTCAAGGACGAAGAGAAACTGTTCGAAAAGGCGCAGGCGCAGCGCGAAGCGGAAGCGCAGGCGCAGCGCGAGGCGGAGATCAAGGCGGCCGGCGCGGCCAAGTGACGGCATGGCCGAGCGCATAACGGTGACCGGCGGCCGCGACGTGGCCAAGGCGATCGACGCGCTGGCCAAGGACGTCGAGGACATGAGCGAAGCGCACCGCCGCGTCGCGGCGCTGATCGTGCCGGGCGCCGGGCAGCGCTCGCCGCGGCGTACGGGTGCGCTGGCCGCGTCATGGCGGGCGGAGGCCACCAAGATCGCGGCCGGCGTGGCGTCCGGCGTGCCGTATGCCGGGCCGGTCGAGTACGGCGCGCGCGGCATTCCCGGTGCGCGGATGGTGGCCGATACCATCGCCGAACTGACCGACGCCATCGTTGACGAGTACGACAAGGCCATCACCGAGAGAGGGCAGCGGCGTGGATTCGGAACTGACTGAACCGCGGGCGGTGACGTTGACACTGGCCGGCATCCGCGGGCTGACGGTGCTGGAGATCGCGCGCGCGTGCGCGATCAGCGGCGTGCGCAGCGCCGACGCGGCGCGCCTGCTGCGCGGCCTGAATGATCCGGCCGGCGACCCGGGCGACCTAGAGCGCGCCA